GTCATAAGAGCTTTTTTATGCGCCATTTGTAGAGCCATTAAATCTTTATTGGCGGCTTGTTCGTCTTTAGCACCTTGTTGATAACCTGATACACCTGATAATAGACCTGCACCTAATGCTTGACCTGCGTATGGAGTCTGAGCCGCTAACATACCACCTATACCTTGAGTCAGTGCAGTTCCCCATTTGTCTTTATTAGCACTTCTAGCTGCTTCCTTAGCCATAGCCACTTCTTCAGACATATCAGCTTCAGGACCTCTAAAGGCTTTAATAGCCTCTTTCTCTTCATAGGCAGTTGGTGAGGCCTCGTTACGTGCTGCTGAACTAGTTGGGCTTGCTTCATGCACTACATCATCTTTACCTACTGGGGATACTTTAACTTTTACAGGCGCTTCTTCTGATACCATCTGTTTAGTCTTTAACGCTCCTAAACCTTTAGCTTCTTTAGGAACTTTTTTAGATTTTGCTTCAGGTGCAGGAGGAGTTGGAAATGTAGGGGCAGTTGGGTCCATTGGTAATGGCTTTTCTGATAGTTGCTCTTCGGGTCTGTCCGCCCCATACAGGATGTCTTTACCTAAACCTGAAGCCTTTTCATAACCTTTTTTAGCTACTTTCTTTATAGTATCTCCTGCTTGTGATAGCCCACCTGCTAGACCTTTGTGGTAATAGGTAGAAAATATACTAGGATCTAAAAATCCTGTATCCTCTTGAGAAGCACTAAGGTTGCTCAAAGGCTCCTCTTCCTGGGAAGTATCTCCACCTTCTACAAAATGCCTAATTTGACCACCTTGAGCTAATGCTACTAAACCGCCTGTAGCCGCTTGTTGTGGAGCGGGAGTATTTTCAGGGGCTACGCCTATTCCTGCACCGCGCATTGGGTCTACTTGTTGCATAGCCATTTGGTTCCCACCTACAGATGGTAGTCCTTGTGGTGAAGTCTGCGCAAACTCACCTAACTTTTGCTCCATTACAGTTTTTTGTGGAGCTTGTGGGTGTGGGGCTCTAGCTTGTTGTTGGTACTGAACACCCATACCTATAGCTAATAATAGAGGAGAGTCTTTTGGTAGTCCTTGTTTAGCCGCCTCTATCTGCTGTGGGGTAGCTGTTTTTGCCCAATCAAAAAGCTGGTTATTTTGCTGGATATAAGATTGATTAGTTACTGGAGCACTCATTATTTCACACCTCTTTTGCTTACTTTACCGTTTTTAATGAGTCCACCACGAGCCCAATGAGCTGGGTTAGATGTATTTGTAGATGCTGAAGTGCCCCCCTGTACAGGCTGCGAGTTAACCCCTGCAATAACCCCTGAGTTGATTTGATTAGTAGCACCAAGAGCATTAAGAGCTGTTTGTTGGTTGTTAGTCACACCTTGCTGACTTAGAGCTTGTTCTGCTTGGACTACTTGTCCTTGCGCCCCTAAGTTAGCTAGACCCGTTTGGTTAACCGCTGTACCTGTATTTGTTAGACCAGAGGCGTTTTGTCCTACACCTTGAAGAGCAGCAATACCTTGTTGGTTAGCAGTTAATCCAGCTTGTTGGTTGGCTAACGCCGCCTGTAAATCATTACCTGCTTGAGTATTTTGAATACCTAACTTTGCTTGAAGGTTTTGTAATGCAGTGTTGTAATCCATTCCTTGGTTTGCCATCATAGCTTGTATTTCAGCCGCTTGATTTGCCAGAGTAGTTTGTTGTGCGGCGGATAGATTAGCTTTACCTACATCTATAGTTTGTCCTTGTTCATTAGTAAACTGTCCCATACCTGAAGCATAAGCTTCTTGTAACCCTTTAGTTTGAATATCCCCTAGTCTAGTAGCTTGGTTATGAGCGGCTTCCGCTTCTTGTATAGCTTGACGAGACCCCCCAAAAGCCCCTGCTTGTACTGATTGAGCATTTAATTGATTAAGTTGTTGTTGATAGTCTCTATCAGCTTCTCTTTTTTGTATATCAACTACATTCTGCATGTAAGGAGACATATATTGAGATGATACTCCTGCGTCTGTCCATGATTTAGGCCCCGCCATTTGAGAGGTTTTTGCTGTGGGAGCATTAATATCTTCAGGTCCTTGCATTTGATATTGCTTTAATTTATCCGCGCTTACATCTGTAGGGTCATATCCAGCCGCTTTAATAAGTCCCGCTGAAGATTGTTTATATGTGTCTGTTGCGGTTTTAAATTGTTCTGGAGTAGTTAGGTTTTTAGCTTTTGCTTGAAGGTCTAAGAAGTCTTTATTTGTAGACTTATACCCTGTTATATTACCCGAAGCATCATACACAGGCGTAGTATCAGCTGTGACGTTTGTACCTGCTGTGCCTAAAGTATTCTTTAAATTTTTATCGGCTTTAACCTCTGCTGCTGATTTACCAGCAACATACCCACTTTTAGCCTGCTCATCTACGTACTTTTGATAGTCTGCGGAGGACTCAGTAGCCCCTCTAGACCTTAAAGCCATTTGTCCTGTGTTAGGGTCTATATTACCTGACCATTTATTAGCCTTCGAATCAGCATAATTTTGCATAAAAGACGTATCTGCCGCACTTAAGGGTTTCCCTGAATCTATTAATTTTTGTATACGTGCTGATTTTTGTTCCGCAGATTCTTTTTTCGCTGCAGGTTCACCCCCCGCTGCATACCCTTCTAAGGACATCAACCCACCTTGAGCTGCTTTTGGTGCTGATACTGTGGGTGTATAGGGCTCAGTATATTGATTTTGTATAGGGACAGGGGAATATCCCCCCGCTTTCATTGCGTCCCATGCGGCTGTTTGTTCTGCACTAGAACGCAACATACTAGTAATAGGTCCGGGTTTATCCGCAGTTCCTAACATAAGAGCTTGGTATACTGGGTTTTGCCAAGGAGACTGATTGATAGTCTGAGTAGATGTAGTATTTGAAGGTGCAGATGGCGCACCGCCATAGAATCTAGGGCAGATGTAAGTAAAAAATAGTTTTGAAAGACTACTTGGTTTGAATATCATAGGGATTTACCTGTAATTATATATTTTTGCTTCATGCCGTATCGAGACCATAGCTTAACTATAGATTCACGACCTGCACCTTCTAAATAAGTAGCACCGTTTGACCGGAGTATGTCTTCAAATTGAGCCCATGTAGCTCTGTTAGATACTAGTTTACCACCAATAGCAACCACAAATCCAACTCTGTCAGCAGGTCTATTAAAATAAGACACAACTAAGGCTCCGTGTATAGTATTATCTTCATCAGTAGCAACAATAAGCTGCCATGACCCTAGTGATACCATCACTCTTACTTCTTCAATATTGTAGTCCCCACAAGCATAATCTAGAGCGGCCTCTAAGAAATGCTCCACATGATCCCATGTTTGGTTTACGTATTCTAAGGGTACTTGCTGTACTTTAAGCACCATGTTTTTTAGCCGCTCCTAAGCCTTGAATGTTAACTGCTTCTTTACGCACTTCCATCATAAGGTGTCTTAAGAACTCTGCACCTGCTTTAGAGGAGCCATTACCTAGTGCACTTACTACATCAGCAGGGATAATATAGGCGCCATCTTTAAGAGGAACTTGACCTCCATGTGCCAAAGCTGTAAGACCCCCAGTAGCTTTACCAATGCTGCCTAATGAAGATAAAGGTCCTGAAGGAGAACCAAACCCTAAACCTTTTAAATTTGACATAGCTGCTTGATCCTGATTTGCAAAGTCTGTAGCTCCTTGAGCGTCTTGTTGGGCTGCGGCTTTAGCCGCCATATTTTCATCTAATAGTCCATGCCCAGCGTAATTAATAGCACCTGCTGCCCCTAACCCTTTAAGGCCTGACATTACTTGATCGCCTGAATAACTCGGACTAGAGGGTATAGTAGCAGAAGGGGAAGGAGGAGGTGCTATGTTTCCTAAAGAACTAACTGAAGTATTTGGCGCAGGAGAATTAGGCAAAGATGCACTAGATGTAGGTTGAGGAACTAATGAATCAAGTGCTGATTTAGGGGTGGGGGCCCCTTCTATATTAGGAGATACTCCGCCAACTTCAGGAGGGCCCATAGCCCCCATAGCGCCACCTGCAACTGCTCCTGTAGCACCTCCAATTAAAGCTCCTTTACCTATATCCTGTCCTCCCACTGCTGCCCCAGCCGCACCGCCAGCCGCTGCAGATCCTCCTCCTATAATAGCCCCAGCTGCAGTTTTTCCTACTGCACTTGCTAACTGCCCTCCAACAGCTCCACCAACTCCTGTAGCCAAACCTCCTGTAACCGCGCCAGTAGCCGCCCCCATAAGAGCTCCTTTACCTATATCTTGTCCTTGCGCCGCTGCAGAAAGAGCTCCTACTCCTGCGCCTACGGCTCCAGCGGTTGCTGCCCCTGCAGCTGTGCCAACAGTAGCTGCTGTTGCGGCTGTAGGTAACCCTATAGATGCTCCTATACCCGCTGCTGTTCCTCCCGCAACTACTGATCCCGCCGCCGCTGACGCAGCCGCTGCTACTATAAAACTCATTGTTCTGCTCCTAGTCTTACTCGGTTAGCTTGTCTGTAGTCCACAGTAAGTTCTTCGTTTTTATATATCTTTTTTATAGCGTACATGTCTATATTATCTCCAGCCAGCACGTACTGTGTATTAGGGAATGAACTATGATTCGCATATCTCCCAACAGAGGTTCTAAATTGTCCAATACGTCCGGGGGCTATACGAGCACCACTAGGGATGTCTTCAAAAGCAAATACACCTTGACCTTGAATAGCAGAGGGGGCTATATAAGTCAGTTTCTCATTCTCTGGCATTGGTACTTGGTCGTCTAGATTTTCTGAAAGTGTTCTAGCTTGCATATCTGTAAACCCCGCCTCTGTAACAGCTTGTATATAGTCGTACCGTTGGTACTCTGCCATTGTATTAAACGTCAACACTTCAGCAACTTTAGTATCATCTTGTTCAGTACATGCGTGTATAGTAGCAAATTCCACTTCTTCGTGCACATAAACTACACGGTGCGTTCCAGCTGGTGTTATAAACATATCAGGGGCAGTTACTTCTTGAGATTCACCTTCAGAGTTAAGCATTGTTATACGCCCCCTTAGAGCCACAGATATGTGGTTTACCTTATGAACTGCAGTTGTAAAGATGCACCCTGCTGGGACGATAATCCTACGCCCATATAACTCTTCTGTATGGTAATGTTTTAGTGTAGTTTCTACACCTTGCAGTTCACCACTGTCCACTTTAGCCTGTATGCATACCGCCAGCTCATCAATAGAGTTTACGATTCCTTGTGTTTGAACGGAGTTCATGCCTTACCTTTTGCCGCTCTAACTAACATTTTTTCAGCAGCCAACTTACCTGCATCTTGCTTTACTTGTTCTTTTTTACCGTGAGCTGCTTGTCTTACTAAAGGCAATAGATTGTCTAATAGCTTAGCTCCTTTTTCAGGATCACCAAAACCTAACATACGCACTAAATCTGGTGGTACAACAAACTCACCATCAGCTAGTCTAATTTCTTCTTCGCCGTCTATATTAGCAGGGATGTCATCAGACATACCATCACCCGGACCATCTAACATACCACCATCTTCAAACCCTTGGATTATCTCATGGCGTTGTGGTGTAGCTGCAGGGTATGGTTGTGCACTGTGTATTTGAGACTGCGGGTAAAAAGCATTTGGGTTTACAGGTTGAGTATTGATATACCCCCCATTCGCCATACCCATACCTTCTTGAGTAATGTTTTTAGCTTGGTTAATCTCGTGTGGGATATCTATTTGTTCTAATTCAGATGCATATCTAGCAGGGAAAGTTGCAGTTACAGGCACACCCCCCATAGGAAGCGTCATAGATACAGGACCCCCCGCAGCATACCCTTGTTTAGGGTTAATTATGTTTTTATAGTAGTCAAATTGTGACTGGGTGTCAGAGTTATTAAGATCAGAAAGCGAGGCTAATGGATAACCTAAATCTTTAAAGTACTGCTGCTGTTGCTGTTCATTAGCTTGCGCTGCAAGTTTTTCTTGGCGTATTTGGTTAGCCATAGCTTGGTTCTGTTCTACCATATCTTGAGCACTAGAACCTAAAAGAGACCCCATACCAGCCATTTTACCCCACTCCCACATGTTGTCCTTATTGCCCATAGCGGAGAGTTGGTTCCCTGTAGCGGTAGATAATCTACTTGATAGAGGTATAGGGGCATTGCCTAAAGCAGATGCTGCATCGGGGTTAACTACACTTAATTTTTCAGCAGTGTTTACGGGCATGTTTTGCCCTATAACTTGATCTACTCCATATTTGGGAGTAAAGGCCATACCTTCCGTGGCTTTAGGGATTATTGCTTCAGGAGTAGCATAGAAAGGTTCATGTACTGTTTGATTAAGAGGAGATACTTCATTATATGGAGTTCCCATATTTGAAACAGGCCCTGCACCCGGCAAGTTACTACCACCATAAGCACCAAGCCCACCAGAAAGAGCACCGCCTAATGCACCTGCCCCAAACCCTTTACCTTGAGATGCGCTATATGCGCCCCCTAATAGAGCTCCTTCACCTGCGCCTAATGCTGTTGCACCTGCGGCTGTAATTCCGGGAGCGGCGGCTAACGCTGCACCACCTGTAGCGGCACCAAGAGCACCTATACCTAGCATGGCAATTATGTTCTTTAAGTCAAACGCCTCTTGTAGCCCTGTATCTGGGTTGGTTGGCAGTTTGTGACCTATTAGTGATTGAAGCCCAGCTAGTTCGTCTTTGCTAACATGTAAGAGGGTGTTGTCTCCGTTACGTCCTAGAGCTGATAAGCCTTTTGCAGTAGTGTTATATGCCATGTGTAATCTCTATACAATTTTAAGGGTGCCAGCACTATTCCAAACATCACCAGAACTTAGTCCAGTAGCAGAGGTTGGAAGGTTTACAATGTTAACAATCGTTTTATTTACTAATGCACTAGTGGGGTCTACTATATAGTTTATAGAAGCTACTGGTTGTACTACATTATTACGGGCTAAAGTAAGTGTGAGATTTGAACCTCGTATATTGCCCGGATAACCTTGTTGTTCTATAAAAAAGTTTAATAGCCGCACTAGGCTGTCCATGTACTGAACATCATATTCTAAAGGAGGTAAAGGTAGTACCGGAGATGGAATCCTATTGTTGTTAGCCATTATGATCTAACACCATCAGGTTGAATATCTAAACGAGGGGTTCCTAATTGCCACTTTACTCCTAAACCATCACTACTTATTTTAAAAGCAACCTGCCTACCACGTAATCTTACGTAAACTTGATTAGTGTAGTTATAAACTTGAGTAGTGGCCTTAGCTCCCGCAATATTAGTAGGTGTATCATTATTAAAAAACCCTTGTCCTGGAAAATTGCGAGTAGATACGGTCATGGTTACAACGGGAGCAGTAGTAGTGGAACCAATAAAATCAATGTCAGGTATCACACGATTAACAGCAGAAAATTTGTCCCCTTCACCAATGTCAAAATCAGCACTTTCTATATAGGCTGATATTTGTGAAGGAGGATTAGTAGTCCCATCATCAACCCCTTCTTCGTGCTGTACTAATTTTCCTGTGTATGTGGCCCAAGGATATCCTTGTACATGTGAATCTAACCATGCACTACGAGGCATATTTCCATAATACCAAAGCTTTTCTAAATAGTTATACACCACATATCTATTGTTATAGTTAGAATCAGCAGAAGGATAAAACCACCATACCTCATTATATTTTTCACTAGTCCCTGCATATACTTGGCTTATTTGCACAAGATTAAAATCATCAAATATATATTGACGTAGAGAACAAGGTAGCGTATCTACCTTACCAGAATAAGCATAAAATTTATTATTTCCCATCCAATAACTAATACCATTAGCTGTAGCTACACAGTTAGGAGAAGCAATAGTTATATCAGTTGCTAAAGTATTAAATCCAAATGTGTAAGGAGGTCCTAAATACCGCATAGAATATAAGGATGTGTCAGACCATATTAGAGTTTCTTGACGTGTTATTTCTGAAGATACCAACATACTTCCATAAGCTAAGCGTTGACTACCTGCAGTGTTTGTTACAGCGGGGGTCCATACTAAAGGATTTTCTTGACTACACCATCTAATAAGCATAGGGTCTTGAGAAGTAGGGTCTATAGCATACGGATCATTAGCACCTAAAGCCACTATATGACGGTCTTCTGTTACGAGTATTCGTGAAGCTATATTAGGAGCTTGACCGTCAGTTCCAGGTAGTGATCCTATATTCACGCCTGGACCTAATACTTGCCCACTAGGCGTTAGTAAAGTTGAAGCGTCCCAATAATATACAGCCTCATTCCTGACGTTAAAAACTAAATTTTGACCAAAGTTTGCTGAGCTCCATATGCGTAGTTCCTGATTATTAGCACTTATTGGATAAGGTGTCCCCCATCCATGTCCGATACCCCAAGGGCCTATACCCCAACCATTACCAAAGGTATCGATAGCTTGACCTGAGTGAATTTGATATTTAGCTACTACGGGAGCACTGCCGCCACCATTAGTAACTGAAGTGGATTGTATGCCTGTATAAACGCATATATAGTTTGTAGATTGAGAATATATTATATACTCTGTATTAAGTACAGTTGTACTATAAGGACCAAAAGCTGTAGCATCTGAAAAAGTAACATAATCTCCAGAATATGAGTTATTAAGGGTACTAGCTACTACTAAGTAGGCACTAGATACCACTGCTCCAGTACTATGTGCTGCAGGGGTTGTACCGTTATATCCTCGTATACATCCTGATAATATATTACCTATCGCAGAAGTAACATAAATATCTTCAGAATTAATTCTAATTATATAAGGAAATGTATAAACAAAAGAGGTGCCACTAGTAACAGATATAGTAGTATCAGCAGCTGAAATACCTGCTGAAAGCGTGGAATATATAGGATAAAAAGGATTAGCTGCAAGGGAACTAGTTAAACGTATAGGAGTAATATCAAAATACAGCCCTCCTATATATAAATAATATTTTAAATTAGTCCCTAAACCTACTATATAGTTACCATTAAGAGTAATCCATTCAATAAGATTACGGCACTCCCCCAAAAAAGTATTGCTACTAGGAAGAACCCACCCATTTATTTTTTCGGGAGACCCACTTCTAAACCGCACCCATTGACACGCATAAAACCCTCCACTATTAGCAAGGTTGGTAGACTCTCTAGAGACTCCGGGTCTAAACTGAAGATACTGTAAAGCCATCCGTTAATCCTCTAAAAAAAGTGCCATTTCAGCTTCTCTTCTACGTGTAAGCCCTTTATCGGGTTTACCTTTTACTTTGTTCCAACGAAGAAACTGTGAAGCTATTAACTCCGGTGCAGTCCCTGCATTAACCATTTTTACTAAAGTCGAAGATGTAAATTGTCCTTGACCAATATTGTAACATAATGATACACAAGCATCGAACTGATTTTGAGTTAACCCTTTAGTAGTTTTATTTACTGTATCTTCATAATTAGTAAGAGTTTTAACAAATAAGTTCTCTGCTTCCGCCCTATTAATATCAGGGTCAGCTAACCTAACTCGTGTTCCTTCTAGATACATAGTCGAGCCAAAACCGATAGTGGGTACACCCGCACTGCATAAATAAGGTGTACTTCTAAATCCTTCAAACTCTTGTATTAGCTTTCTGCCCTTGAGGCTTGTTTTCATTATTTGTTAGATCGTTGCGCTTTCTGCTTCTTCTTTAGGCATAGCCTCAACTTGTGGTACGGCTTGCACTTTTATTTTTTCAATAATGTCGGCTACTTGTGCATAAGGAGCTTGCCCTAAAGCTTGCAAAATTAAATTAATTTCGTTTACAGATAGTTCTAAATTTATCATTTTATATTTCCCAAGGAAGACCAGATTTAACTTCTTTTCGTTGTTTAAATGCTGTAAGTTCAGCATCTGCTTGCTTTTCTAATGCGTTTTGCTTATTACCATAATTGTCTTGAGTATCAAACATAACTTTAATCCACCCAATTATTTGAGCTTCAGTTACTTTAGAAAAATCAGTTATACTACCTTTAGGTGTAGCAAAAGCCGTATGGTAGTTATGTGTATATGAGTCTATATCATCAGAAGCAGTTATAGTAAAAGCTGCAGCAATAATAATATTACTATCGTCTCTTTGTAAATCATTAATTTTATATTCGTAAGTATTCATTATTAATTTCATCCTATTGCTTGTAGTAATATTTTTGTTTTATGATTGCCATTTTTATTCCTTATACTGCGTAGGTGATGCTAAATAAAATTTGTGAAGTTGCTGAAAAGTTAACTGGTCCTACAACAGCAGGATTTGTATTAATAGTTGTATTGCCGAATAATCTAACATAACTAGCAGCAGAAGCAGAAAGAGCTATTGTAGGATATAAAGTTGTAAAATTATTAGCAAACACAGTACCAGTATAATAGTTTTGCGCACTTGTAAATGGTAACGATATTCTTGTTTCCCCAGAAGCAGTCCCTGCTGTAAAAGCTGACAATAGCAGTGTTACTTTTGCTGTAACAACATTACCTATTTTTGTATAAACACCTTGTACGGTTGATGTTGTATACGTCATTGTTCCTGTTGTTGTAAAAGTCAATACAGGAGTCCAAACACCTTCCTCGTAATCATCTAATGTGTTGGCATCAGTGCTTGCAGCTTGAGTAGCTGGAAATGTTATGCCTGTTCCTGACGTTGTTGGAACCGCACCACCTACAGATATATTTTCTTGTAAAGTTACGTTGCCCACCGAGTCAATACGCATACGTTCTGTGCCATACGTAGTGTTGACAGCACTTAGAGCTTGCCCTGTAAGACCTGTTCTAAAACTAAGACCTGTAGCCATAGCAGTTGCAGAAGTAAATGATCCTTCAGCTACTCCAACAATAGAAGCTGCGTATAAAAGGTTTGCGGATGTATAACCTACACCAGTTCCCCATTGACCCCCAAAAGCATAGTAACCTAAACCACATCCTGATGCTATTGCTGTACCATCTGATCTTCTATATGACGCTCCATATCTACCTCCAAAAGAACTATTGCCGTCATTTCTATTACCGAAAGACTCAATAATAGGCACTGATCCGAAAGAAGCCGTTGCAGTATAGTCTCCATTTCTAATATATGTTGTAGAATCTTTAGAGTTTACGTCTAATTTAGCCGCGGGAGAGACTCCTAATCCTAAATTACCTGCTATGTAGTTATCAGCAGTGCCTCCTATATAAAGATTATAACGCCCCGTAGCAGCTGCTATATTTCCAGTAAATGCATAATTGTTAGTGGCTGATGTAAGTGTAGAAGATGCGCTAAATCCATACTGGTTAGTTATAACTGAATTTGTACCCTTTGTAGAAAATGACGCCGCATAATGAGTTAAAGAAGGTAATGTAAATGTAGCGGCTGTTGTAGAAGGAGCAGACGCAAATATAGCTGCAGTAGATGTTACTCCGGAAAGAATAGTAGGCCCCGCATATATTTGTGCAGTATCAGTAGCCCCTGTCAAATCTTTTTGAACTAGCAAAGTTATACCTGTTATAGTAGAACTACCAATCCCAATATTCCCCAATGCGTCAATACGCATTCTTTCTAAATTTGTTGTATTAAACAACATTGGAATAGACGCAACATTATTAATTGTTGTAACAGTCGGCTGAGTTTGTATTCTAAAAGTTTCCGTAGTGTCACTTGTTCTAAAACTTACAATCCCCCCTGTTGTACCATTAAGCGTTAAACTACCATACACAGAGTTATTAAAAGGAGAAGCTGTTCCAATTCCTAAATTACCTGCTATATAGTTATCAGCAGAGCCAGCCATATAAAGATTATATCGCCCTGTAGCAGCTGCTATATTTCCAGTAAATGCATAATTGTTAGTGGCTGATGTAAGTGTAGAAGATGCGCTAAATCCATACTGGTTAGTTATAACTGAGTTTGTTCCTTTTGTAGCAAATCCAGCAATATAGTGAGTTAATGTGGGTAGGGTAAATGTAGCGGCTGTTGTAGAAGGGTTAGAAACAAATAAATTTGCAGTAGATGTTACTCCAGACAAAACAGTTGGGTCCGCGTATATTTGTGCAGCATTAGTGGCCCCTGTTAGATCTTTATGAACATATAGTGCTATTCCAGTCGCGCTAATACTTCCAATACCTATATTACCCGCAGTATCTTTATATATTTGATTGGTGCCTATAGCAATTACACCTGTGCTACCTGTAAGTGTGCCTGTATATACTACATTGGTAAATGCTCCTACAGAGTTAATAGCTTCAACAAAATTTGTACCATCGCAATAAAGTAGCCTTTTATCCCCAGCACTGAGGGTTATTCCCGCTCCACCAGAGGCTATAAAATTAAGATCTGCATTTGAATTGTTATAAACAATATAGACTTTATTAACAGCTGGAGCAGTTATAGTACGGGTTACTCCTGGGGTTCCTGTAGCCACAATAATCATTTGACGGGATTGATCTGTGGCTCCATTTAAAACAGTAAGAGTGACATTTCCGGCGGTTACATTTACAGATACCAACCCAGATATCGCCTGTTCAATAAGAGTACCTAAGTTTGTGTTAGTAGTAGTTCCCCATGTATTAGATTGATCTCCAATACCAATGAGTTCTATACGTAAATTAGGTGAAAAGGTTGACGCCATGAGTATGTCCTTTATTGAATATCGTTTACAGGAACCCAGTTAGGGTTTTGCGTATCATTTACTAATGCCCACCCATTTGGTTGGCTGTCATTTACTGGAGTCCAATTAGGACTTTGTGTATCAGCTACATTTAACCATATATCTGATTGAGTGTCGTTTACTGGAACCCATGTTACTGATTGACTATCGTTTATTTTAAACCATCCATACACAGGTTGATAGCTCATTAACGAAATAGTTTCAAATATAACAGACTTAAATTGGGCCGCTATATCATTTATGTCGCCTACAGTTAAAGATTCTTCTATTGATTGTGCAAAACCAGCGATAATAGCCCTAGCGTCGTCTGATGAAAACCCTTCTACTATAGAAAGGAAGAACGCATTAACGATAATTAATATGTTATCAAGAGACATATCTTCGGTAACACTTGATAAAAACTGCGCTAATATTGTTCTTTGATCTTCTACGGTTATAGGCTCTGAAACTGATTGCGCGAATTGAGCTAATATTACCCTTGTATCTGCAGCTCCTATATTTTCAGTGATAGCCATATACAACTGCGCCAGCATAGAACGTACATCATCTATAGTAAAAGGCTCTACACGAGTCTGCAATGCAGCAAAGTAAGGAACTGGAGTATCTTGTATAGTAATAGCTTCAGCTTGACTTTGCGCAAAATATGCTCTAATTGTTGGTGTATCGGCTAACGTGATATTCTCTGAACGTGTCTGCCCAAAAGTACTTAATTGAGTACTAGAATCTGCATTGGATATAGTCTCAACAATACCTTCAAAGTATAACCCTGCATCGGAGTTATTATCAGTTATAAGAAACCCTTCGCTCCGTGATTGTAAAAACGCATACAGCTGACTACTATTGTCACCTACTCCTACAGCTTCAGTAACGGCAAATGCATAAGCGTTATTAGCTAAAGTAGAAAAAGGAACTTGTGAGAAAGCTGCTATACCAAACATTAGTCTTTAAGTAACAAACCTAAGCCACCAGCAACTGCGCTGGCTAATAGTAAAAGTTGGTCTATAGGCTTACCTAGGTAAATAAAAACAGCCCCTATAACAGCTGTTAATACCCAAATAAGACCCCGTTTAGTAGAGGCCTCCGACCAGACTATGTTCATTAATTCCATCCTATTGCTTTTGCATAATCAACAGCGCCCGTAACTTCAGCTAGAAACTCATCTTTTTGCTCGATGGCGTAGCATTTACGTTCATAAGTTGAGGCAATAATCTCACCGTCTTTTATAACTTGGTTTGTCCATTGCACATTAAACACCTGAAGATCAGGTAGTGCGTTGACTTGTGATAGTATTTTTTGTTCTATGATTGCCATTGATGATCCTTATGTTGTGATGTAAGTGATACTGCCGATTAAATTAGATGCGGATAAACTGACTCCACCGAAAATTAATGTACTTCCTGATACTGTTATTGACATAGCTGTGGCAGTTCCACTAGCACTAGTTGACAACCCTATCCCATATTGCGTAGCTGGAAATGGTAGTCCTGATAATACAGCACCATTGGCTATAACATTAGACGTAGCTTGAATAATAAAATTAACAGTAACTACACGACCAACTTTTGTGTAATTTCCAGTCCTTGTTACTGTGCCAGTTGTAGTAAAACCCGAAGTCAACACAGGAGTCCAAACACCTTCCTCGTAATCATCTAGTGTATTGGCATCTGTACTTGCAGATTGTGTTGCTGGGAATGTTATACCGCTTCCTGATGTTGTTGGTGCTGCTCCGCCTACCGAGATGTTCTCTTGCAAGGTCACGTTGCCGGAAGCATCAATCCTCATTGTTTCAACCCAAGTGGCAGAGTTATTTCGTCTGGCAAACACCAAAGCAGATCCAGTAGCAGCCAAGGCTTGAATTTTAATGCCATAAGCGTCAGCAATGGGAAGCTCTATGCCACCAACTGCGGCTAAAGTCGTTTGTGTTGCACCTGTTACTTTCAATGTACCTGTAAAAGTAGCGGGCGTTGTATCAACTAAAGTGCCAACTTCAAGTTTTGCAATAGGGTTAGTAGTCCCAATCCCTACGTTACCAGAAGCATCTTTGTATATCTGGTTTGTGCCTATGGCTATTACGCCTGTACCGCCTGTGAGTGTGCCTGTGTATTCTAAAGTAGTAAATTTACCTGTAGTTGCTGTAGTTGCACCTACAGTTCCATTAATATTAATTGACGCAGTACCAGTTAAATTTGTTACTGTTCCAGATGCTGGAACGCCTAATGCTGGTGTTACAAGAGTAGGGGAAGTGCTTAATACAACAGATCCAGATCCAGTACTTGTAGTGACACCTGTCCCTCCTGCTAATACGGGTAAAGTCCCTGCGGTTAATGCAGATGCAGATGTTGAGTATAAGGCATTGTTAGCTGCTGTAAATGAAGTTAGTCCTGTACCACCGTAGTTATAAGCAATAGTAGTCCCGTTCCAAGTGCCATTAGTAATAAGCGTTGAGCCGCCTAAATTTAAGCTATTAGTTCCCCAGTTAACTTCCGCTGGGATCATGCCGAATCTACCCCATTCACCACCGACAGTACCATTAGCTTCAAGAAATACTGTAGAATATCCACCAGCAGCAACTACATCTACAGTAGCCCCTGCATTATCGGTAATAGTTAAGTTGCCAGTAGAGTCATTGTCAAAAACCCAAGTAGATCCTGTTGGCAGTAAAGTAGCATCAGGAAGCTTATACGTTTGAACAGCCGTGCCTGTAAGAACTTGAAAATGAGACGAAGCTGCTGTTAAAGTTGTAATTGTCGCACTTGAAACTGTTTTAGCTAATTCTTGAGTAACGCTATTAACAATTATATTTTCATTAGCATCACGTAATACAACAGAGTTTGCCCCAGTAGACGTAGTAACGCCTGTGCCACCATAAACTACGCCTACAGTAGATCCTTGCCAAGTACCAGATGCAACAGTACCTAACGCACTTACATTACCAGAAGCATCGAGATTTACAGACTTAGTAGCGGGATAATTTACAAATAGACTGACAGCCCCGGAGAAAGTGACAGCACTGCCCGCATTACTAGACGCTAAAATAGTTGTGCGAGTTACTAAATTTCCAGCAGTGGTATATGTGCCTAATCCACACTCCCAGTTACCTGATCCATCTACACCAGTATAAAATGTAGTATTGCCGTTTCCTATTGTAGAGAACGCTTGAAACCCAGTAACAGCTCCGGTGCAAGTAAAACTTACCGTTGTATTAGGGGTCGCTGTTTCCTGAACCCGATCTTTTAGGACTAAAGCCATTTAAGACCCCTTATAATTAAGAAGTAGCAGTTGTACTATAAGTAACCGACACAGTGTCTCCAACAGTTGTAGTTTTAGCTGTAGCAAATGCACCTGCACTGTATAATGTACCACTTGTATTACTTTGAGTACTTGACGCACCAGAGCCTGTAACTAAGAAACATCCAGCAACTGTGCCACCTGCACCTGTAATAGTATAAGTAATAGCTGTAGCTGTTGAAGTAGTTACGTTAGATGGACTCAACCCTGTTGATGAAGACGCAGCCAATACCGCTGTCCCTCTTACCGCTGAACCGCCTACAGTTTAGTTAGTAAACTCAGTCCAACCTGCATGTGATGTCATAGTATCAGCAGCTAAAAATGTTGGTGAGCTGTTAATAAGACCAAGATAAGGACCTACAGTAGTGTATGTACCTGAAGTACGTAATAAAGTGTCTAATAATAGTTGTTTACCGATAGCATTAACTAAGTTAGGAAAAGACTCTTCCCATTTTAGGTTGCCTTCTTTATCACGACACTCGACATGGTAATACCCTTCGATACCTACAGTCTCACCTGCAAAAGCACTAGCACAATAACTAACCTCTGCTACATCACCAAAACCTTGAATTTCTTTAAGCATAATAGTTCCTAATAATTTATATGTTATGCCCTAAGAAATAATAATTACAGCTGTTGTTGCTGTAGCGGGCGGAAAAGTAAGTGTGAAAGTACTGTTAGAGGAAATAAAAGGACCTCCAAAATTTAAAACGGCTACTGCTTTATCAGATTTAGTATGGTTGTATATTAGAGCACCTGATGCAGTTATAGTAGAGCTAGGCCATGTGCTAGTGTCAAACGTAACATAGGCGGTAGTACCAGAAAGAGCTATTTTTTGCCCTGTTAATACTTTACCCCCTGCGACATATCCTGTCGCTACTTCTTCACCTATACTTGTATAGACAATAGTACTAGAGTTTAATTCTGCAACTGAGGTATATAATGCAACTTTAAAAGTATCTCCAGTAACAGGAGTAAAATCATGTACCCCCTGTAAAAGCTCTACTTTAAATGATGAACAGAGGGCTTGAGTAATGGCCATTTTAGTTTACCTTATCCCGTACTTGTACAGTCCTATAAGAGTCTTGACGATTTTTACCATCACCCAACTGCTTAATTTCAACCATAACTTGATCAAATTTAGTTTGATAGGTTTGAATTAAATCTAGCTCTCCTTTTAAGAAAACATACCCTTCAACTAAAGATCCCCAAAGTAAAGCATTAGGAAACTCAGTACCTATCCAAGTAGATCCCGCTGTTACAATAGATTCTGGATATGCGTAATAATGCAACTCTACATCATAGTCTACTGAAGGAGTAGGGCCTACTAAAAAAGTATTATCATCAAATAAACTATAATATTGCGGAGTGCCTTGAGCTGACGGGTACGGAAAGGCTTCTCTTATATAGTTAACGTCTTTGTTTAACAGATATTGATATGTTGGCGTAGGAACTAAATCAACTATAGTAGAGGGGATAACAGCTAAAGAAAATATAGATAAAAAGTCTGAAGGTAAAGATAAATAAGGGTTTCCAGTTGTCACAGAACCTGTTACATTTTTACGAAACGCAGGGAGCTGTACTGAGTTATTAATAATAATTTCAGTATTTTTAATGAAGTTATCAATATTAGCTACAAATGTAGGCTCGGCCCCATCTCCAACGTACTCTATCATTAAGTATTGTTGTATAGCTGTTTTTAACTCATTATATGTCATGGTTTAACCCATTTTACTAGAGGCCATAGTGCCTTTAGTAGCTGCACCAGTACCACGTACTTTAATAGTCTTTTTGTTTTGAATCTCTACAGGATATCCATTACCTACAGGAGTAGGTACAGATTTAACACCTTTATATTCAGCAGATCCTTCAATATGTTGTTTAGCCATTATCGACCTCTACCTGAACTTTTTTGATTCATAGCACGTGCAACATTACGACCCATTTTCTTAGCGTCCATAGATGTAATACCGCCTTTTTTAAGACCTTTCATAGATTTTTGTTTGTCATGCTTAGCGTCTTTTGAGCTTTTTTCCCAATCAGACATAGACATCTTATTCTTCTTTGCAAGGATTTTGTCTTCTTTAACGTCTTTAGCTGAACCTTCAAAACTAGCCATAGTATACCTCAAGTAATCGTAATAAACACATCATTCAATGTGGTGGTAATATCCTGTGTTGCCACAGGGTTAAAAGCAAATAAACCTCTAGAGGCATTTAAATTTACATCAGGTCTTGGGTTGCGTAAAGCTTGTGGATCGTTTGCTACCTTTTGGGCACCTATTATACCAACCCAGTTTTGTGGGTGGTCTCCACCAACTTTGTCCATACATTCTGGACACACCCGCATGTTTATCCGTTTACCTATAATAACATAGGTGTGCAGTTTCTTTAAAGGATACCTAAAACTGCAACGATCACAGAAGCCATATGCTCTTTTCTCACCAGCAAACGGAGTGCCCACTTACCAACCTCCGCCGCCTACACTACCAATGTTAGGAACAAATCTAAAAGACACTCGTTGACGGTCTTCATCAGCCGCCAGTTCAAAAGCTTCATCATAGAGTTGTTTAAGCATGGGTATTTTGTTTTCAGCTTCTGGAGTTTTAAGAGCTAAGTTATAAGCAAGTCCAGCAGTCATAGCTTCTAAGAATCTAAAAGGGATATCAAGCGTATTCACTCCGGCTTGCCCT